AAGCGTTGGAGAAAAGATTATCCGAACTCGAGAATAAAATCGGGGAAGGTAAAGAGATCATTAACGTTACGCCAAAAGAAGTTGCTGGCTGATCCCAGTAAATTCTTTCAGGTATTTAACGAAGTACATAATTCCCACATGACTACTACTGTGGGATCAGTATCGGTAAGGATAGATGAAGAAAAGAATTAATATAAATAAAAAAGCTAAAGTAGAAATTGACCGATATCCTATGGTGGAGGTCCATTGGAGAGATATTGTGAGTGATTCGAGTTGGCAAAGTACAAATCATTTAATGAAAGCACAGCTCCCTACTTGTGTAACTAAGGGACATTTATTATCTCAGACTAAGGGTATGACTAGAATATTTGGAGATTTTTCAGTTAAAGCTAACTCTGACCCGGAGGAAATTGAAGAAATAGGGAACACTACTATTATACCTAACTCCGTAGTTGTTAAAATTAAAAAAATAAAGTAAGACTACAGAATAGCATGTTAAAGATTAAACTGAATATTCTTAAATATATACAAGATACTGCCAATCATATAGGGGAGTGGGCCTGGAGAAAGAGAATAATATTAATACATGAAAAAAAATAAAGTGGTTAATTCTGTGAGTGAAGAAAAGAAAAAAAAGCAGCCTAATGTCCATGTCAACATTTTAAATTGGGGGCCCTTTGTTCTCCATTTTAAAATTAGTGAGAAGTTTCATAAATTGTTATTAGAAGGGGCTAAACAGGCTAGGATTGCAGACAGAGATTATCGCACAAGATTAGCTGGTCATATCCGAGAAGAGTATGCTTATAATGACTTAAATACATATACTCCTTATGTAGCTGGTATGATGAGAGCTTATGAACAAGCGTTGAGAGAGTGGCGTAACTCCGGGAAGGATGAGCCTTATAATAAATATTTTTTAAAATCTATGTGGGTTAATTACCAAAAACAAAATGAATTTAATCCACCACATAACCATAGTGATAGATATTCTTTTGTTACTTATTTATCTGTTCCAGAGGAATTAAAAGAAGAAAATAAAAATTGTGTAAGTACTTCAACTGGCCCAGGGAGTATTATGTTTACTTATGGGGATGGCCCTAAAGAATATATTACCTATCAATCTTATTTCCCAGAGGAGCGAGATATATTTATTTTTCCTGCTAGTTTGACCCATTATGTGTGTCCATTTAAGTCAAATTGTGAAAGAGTATCGGTTTCTGGTAATATTTTAACTGATTTACCATTACATGCAGCACCACCAGATATGAGCATAAGTGTGGTTGATGGGTATGGGGAGAAGCCTAGTAAAATTAAAACTTGATCTGTTTCGCGTGGCCCAAAAAAGAGAATCAAAACTCTGGCAACGAATAAAAAAATTAAAGCTGGATGCACAAATTTTCCGCATAGAATCTAATACAATTAATGGAATACCGGATGTTTATATTTTGTATAAAGGTCGTACGGTTTGGATAGAACTTAAATCAAATGATCTCAAGAATTATGGTCTGAGTAAGTGGCAAATCAATTGGCATTTGACTCATTTGAAAAATGGTGGCACAGCGTATATCTTGGGCTCGGGGGTCAAGCAACGAGCCCTTAAACTTCTAGAGATTAAGGGAAGGGGATCCGTGAGCCTCGTCTCGGTAGCCTCGGATACTGAAGCTGGATTACGTAAACTAATTCTCCGGGCCCTGGGAGCTGCATGATGCTGAACCGGAACTGGTTCGGGTTTGCTCGTTCTCGTTCTCGCCTCGTTTCCCGTGCGCCCTCGTTAACTAAACTACACTGGTCCGGGATCCAGCAGCTCAGGAAGCAGGTGCAGCCCACGCTTCTCGTCTCGCCTCGCCTCGTTTGAAAGGCGCGTGGGAAGTAAACTCATGGGCCCATCAGGAGCTGGATGCGTACCGTGCTTCGGGAAAATTTAGGGCTTGACTATTATCCCATGATATCTTATATAGAGAATGCCGTGTTGTGGCCTAGCCCATAAAAACAGGATAAGCCATAGTGACGATTATGGCACGCTAGGAACCAGACATTGCATCGCGCGAAGCGACGGAGTTATTCGGATCAGTCTTCGCGCGTAAACATTGGATCAGATAAGGTGGCTAGGACTTTATCGTAGTAGAACCGACTCTAGCTGGTAGGTTCTACTGATCCCTGATCCATTAGGTTATTACCGATAATGCGTGCTAGCGTCCTAATGGGTCTGGGATCAGTTGTCTCGTCTCGCCTCGCCTCGTCCCGCTCGCCTCGTTTCTTTAAACTAAACAGCATCCTGCAGTCCCCCGTGCTTCGCACGGGGGGTGGACACAGCTCGTACCCTGAAGTAAGGTTTGTGTTGAGGCGTGGGAATTTTATTTTGTTAACTTTTTCCTTTCGTTCTCGCGCCTCGCCTCGCACCAAGTTGGTGCCTGGCGCCTTCAACTAAACTACTGGATCCAGACTCCGTCAGCTCCTGCTTCGAAAAATAAATTCATTTAAGTCTTGACTTCCCAGAAAGATGGGATATATATACCTGAAGCTCACGGGGGCATGCATATGCGTTACGGATGGATTAACTTTCACAATGCCACCATCACAGCCGGGCCGAAGGGAGACTGGAAGCTAGGCTGGTGAGCCCAAAAAAAGGAGAAACATGAAAATACAAGAATGGCTCTTAGCCAAAGAGAAAGAAGAAGGTGCCGGTTCAACACTGATCAAGGACATCGCGCACCACGGATGCCAGGGCGGAGTCCCCGGTATAATTTACTACAACGAAACCACAGCATTCTATGCAGCGCATGAGGAAGAGATCTTCGAGCAGCTGGAGGATTACGCAGAGCAGGAAGGTTTGAAGCTTGGGGAAAAGGTACAACAGGTAGCACGTGATGCCGGCTCACTACGTCAGTTTAAGAACAACCTCGTTTGGTGGGCCGTCGAGGTCCGGGCCCAGCAGCTCCTGGATCAACGGGAAGCAGCGTGATGCTGATCATTTCCCTGTTGCTACTGTTTGCCTTCTTTTACCCATATCACGCGATGTGGATTTGCGCCATCGGCATGTGTTTACTTTAGAATCATTCTAGACTGGCTTCTCGCCTCGCTCGCCTCGCTCGCTTCGCGCGCGTTTGGTAAATAGATAGATCCCCTCTGGAGCTGTCGGCAGGAGCTTCTGCTTCTACCAGTTCAGTTTGGTACATAAAATTTTCTTGTTGCATATATCTTGGGATATGATAAGACAATACAAAAGGAGAAAATATGTTTGATGACTTTAAAGAAGAACTATTGAAACAAATGCCTATTAAATGTAGTAGGATTGTTCCATTAAAAACACCGTTAGAGAGCATACACGATATGCACTCTCTCGGTTGCTGGACTGCGATAGATCTATTTCGGTTTAGTAAAGAACACAAGCACGACACACCAGCACTATTCCTACTGCCGTTTGATCGCACATTGATAACGGAACGGTTTCAACAATTTTTAACACACGGAGAGAAAGCTGATATGATAATTGATGAAGATAAATCTTCTCGCTATGGTGCGTTGCATATCATTTGTGAGTTTACTACAACATTCTCAAAAGATATGATTGTGCCTATCATTCAAGGTATGTTGAAAGATATGTCCTCGCCGTACTATTCGTTTGTCTCGGAAAGTTGGGTGGTTAAACAGAAAAAGCCCTACGACCGTGAGCAAGACGGTATGCCGTCTGAACACCCTGACAGAGAGGAAAAGCTAATCATCTGCACATCTGACCCTACGCAGAATATTATGACTACGAAAGATATAGAAGATAATAAGTTGACAGGGGGTGGGGATTATCAAACCACAAAAGCTGATGTGTCGGTTGGTCGATTCTCGAATTTGTTCAAAGATGATAAAGAACATACAAGACACTAATGGGGATAGTGTGCCTTGCCTCGCCTCGCCTCGTGCGTGGTGGGGTTGGGTGTTTATTAAATAAACATAGTGCTACCCACCCACATTGGTAGCTGGGTTTGGGTTATTGATACAACTATAGGTTGTGTGGATAAAAAAGTTAATTATTTTGTTGTGTCTTATTTAGATAAGATGTAATTTGTTTGTGTCATAAATAAAAAACAAAGGAGTAGTTTATGCCAAAGCAAAAAACAAAACCTAGTTTAAGAATAGACAAAAAGATTAAGACTACAATCTTGAACTATGGTTTAATCAAAGGACAAATTAAATCTTTAACTAAACAAAAAGATTTAATTAAAGATGAAATACTTCCATACTTTGAAAAGACTAATGCAATTATGTTAGTTGGTTTAGATAAGTATGAGGGTTATGCTCAAAGAGTAAAAAGAAATAGTAAGAGGTTTAATCTTGCTAAGTTCAAAGAGCAAAACCCTAAACTATATGCTAGTTATTTAGTAGATAGTGAAAGTGTTGAAATCAAAGTAGATGTTAAACCTATTGAGGTTGTTAATGCCCAATAACAGTTTAATAACTTTGTTAGGTACTGACCTAACAACTAATAATGTTGGGCGTGAAGTTGAACGCCCAACACAAGCACAAACACCGATAGAGAAAAAAATAAACTATCAACTATTATATAAAATGGTTGAAAGTTCGGTTGAGGAAATTCTTTTAGAATATCCAGATGACCCTATCGTTGTTAAGTTAAAAGAAAAACTTTTAACTAATCTTAAACCAGTAATTAAACAGATATTACCGACTGAATAATTACTAATAGCCACGCGTTTAACCACGCGTGGCTACCATCTCACCTACCATCTCAACCACCTGAACTTCACCTGCCCGACACCTGTGATCCACACCTTCAGTTGAAGGAAGGCTCAATATGTAGTACAAATAAGATTGATGACCTACAATATCTGGTATGCCGTACAACCACGAGTTGAACAACAACGCGTGAACTTTAAGCGAGTTAGAAACACGTACGGGGCCCCAAATACTTATGGGACTCCTGAAAAAAAAATTTTAAAATTTTTAAAAGTCTAGGAAAATGAATACTGATTTACTATCAACCGAACAATTAAGAGACCGTGTAGAGAAGACTTGGTTGCAACATATTAAGCTTTGCCAAGATAATTTTATGTATTTTGTTAAAGAAGTATGGCCAGAATTTATATATAGAAAAACTAAGGAGCAATCTAGATGGGGGCATCATCAACTTATAGCAAATGAGTTTACAAACATATCTAATAATAGTCGAGGAAGACTTATTGTTAATATGCCTCCTAGACATACTAAATCAGAATTTGCTTCTGTTTATTTTCCTGCTTGGATGATGGGAAGAAATCCTAAAATGAAACTTATGCAAGTATCCCACAATACAGAACTTGCAACTAGGTTTGGTAGTAAGGTTAGAAATTTATTAGCTTCTCCAGAGTATTCACAGATCTTTGGAGATGTTAGACTAAGAGAAGACGCTAAGGCCAAAGGGAAGTGGGAAACCAATCATGGAGGCGAATACTTCGCCGCTGGAGTAGGAGGAGCAATCACGGGACGTGGTGCGGATCTTTTAATTATAGATGACCCACACACTGAACAAGACTCTCTGTCCGAGGGGGCCATGGAGCGTGCATATGACTGGTATACATCTGGACCCAGACAGCGTTTGCAACCTGGTGGTTCGATTGTATTAGTTATGACTCGATGGGCAGAAGATGATTTGACTGG